TTTTTCTAGTTGTCGATAACGCTTTGATCGTTAACGATCATAACATCAATATTAAAAGATCGTAGGCCGTCTTGCTCTGCATATCCTACGTTGCTCGCGTCTCCATCTGCTGCAATTATCAAGTGATCTTTGCGCACAATGCCGCTTGTCATGCCGCGCAGTTGTTGATCTCCTGTTTTTACTTCAAGATCGCTCATATTAACAGTTAATGGCACACCGTTACCCTGTGCCGATCCACCCTGCACATATAAAACTAGTTTATGTGTAGTTGTGTCGCGTGCCAAGATCACACCTTTTTTTAAGACTTCATCGGCGGCGCTGGTAAATGTAAAGCTTTCAATATTGCCCTGTTTTACAACTAGTTCACCATAATCAAGTTCTGTTTTTATTAAGTTGCTCATTGAATTTTTACTCCCATATCTTTGGCTGTTTGAATGGCTGCCAGCTCGGTTGGATCGATTATTGCAAGGGGCACATTTTGATCGGGCGTTGCGTCAATGTCGCTAGTGTCTGCATTGTCTGCGCTCATAGCCTCAAAAGTTTGATTTTTAAGTTGCGCGGCTGCAAATTTCGCGTTGATTGTTGCGCTGTGCTCTGCACCTGATTTTATTAATTCGATTGATAAATCAAGAGCGCCAGCCGCTTCGCCAAGTTCGATCATAGCTGCCGCGCGTTGTACTTCTTGCTGTTTACCGAGATCTAGCACTTGATTAAAAAGGGCGCTGTGCTCTGTTTTTAATTCTTCAATATCCATGATATTTCCTTTTTTTGCATTGATTAAATTACCAGCAAACGCCGGATCGGGTTTTTTGAAATTTTCGATACTGTCAATCATGCCGTTTTTAAGCGCATTGATAGCAGTTTTAGATGCTCCTTGTCCGTATTTTTTTAAAATTGTTTTGATGCTTGAATGGCGGCCTTTGGCAATTGCTGCTAAAAATAAATTTTCATACTCGTCAAGCTCTGCGCGAATGTCAGATCGCCCAGCTTTAGTTTTTGCGTCTAAGCGTTTTTTTGGGGCGTTGCTTGATGTGACGCTGATTAAATAATCATCAATATAAACATCTTGGACAATGCCAATTGATCCGATAGTTTCGCCTTGTGATTTTGCAGTTATTGTTGAGCATTGGGCGGCTATTGCATAAGCTGCGCTGCAACAATGTCCATCAACTAAACAAACAAGGGGGGTTTTTATAGTTTGCATGATATCAATTAAAGAAAATAGCCCGGCAACTTGGCCGCCGCCGCTGTCAATAATGATTTTTATTTGCTCAATTGTTGAGTCTTGATCTGCTATTTCAAGTGCTGTTATGATGTCGCTATATGCAGTGCCGCCCATGATCCAAGTAAAAAAACCAAATGTTTTAGTCAACATATTATTGATTCTAAGCTCGGCAATATTGTCTTTTTTGGTTAATAAAGGGTGCTGCTCGAATTTATCAATTTTACCTGTACCAATTTTTTTGAGCGCCGCTTTTTTTTCTAATTCTATAGCGTCGCAATAATAACCGCGTAAATGTAAAGTGCTTTTTAAGCTGCTAAAATCGCGGATCGCTTGTAAAGTTTCATTGTTAACTAAATACATTTAAGCCTCTTTTTTTTGTGGATCGGGATCGGCGGCTGCCTGCGGCATTTTATCAAGTAGTGCTTGCACCTGGCCTTTGCCAAATTCGGCTTGCAAATTTAAAATAGGGCGCATTGCATTTGCTAACATTTCATTTTCACGCTTTAGCCTTTTTATATTTGTACTATATTTTGTATTTGTTAATGATTTACTTGCTTTGCTACGCGTTGCGAATCCATTCTCACATAATTTTTCCCAGCCTTTGCCCTCTTTGATTAGATCCGCGTTGGGCTTTATTGATCCGCTCCAATCGGAACTACACCAAGCGCCCTTGATCGCGTATTTATTGGGATTATGCCATGCTTCAAGTAAGCCTTTTGCTGTAATATTATTTTTTAAAACTTCAATATATAGCCATAATCCATAAAATGGGTGATCGTTTTCTTTGCTTATGTTTGTCCGTTCCATATCTAAAAACATAGAAAACTCGGCATTGGCTTGTTTTGAAGCTGCATAATTAGATGAGAATGATTTTTTTATAACTTCTGGTGGGATCTCTTTTGTCCATGCGATAGCGTTTATTATTGCTGCTTCAAACTCTGCAAAGCTAAGATCAGTGCCCGTACTTCCCATCATTTTTATTTTATGGCCTGCTGGCATGTCATCAATAAACACGCCAGGATTAAATGATTTTAAATTTAAGTTATAATCGTTTTTTGTTGAGATATGACTTGATCGCGTAGCAGCGCCGCCAAGCGGTTTTGCGGTTATAGTGTCCGCGTCTTTTTCAACTGCAAGCGCGATAAAAGAGCTTACTAATGCTTTTCGTTGTACGCTATCACGAAAGCGATCAATCTCTTTTAGCGATTGTAATACATTACCTAAAAGCGGCACTCCGCGTATATGGCCTAACAAATTTTTCCCAGGGCGGTATAAATGCGCAACTGGGCGGCCTGAATTTTTGCCAGTTTTTGGATAGCGTTTGTATGTGCCATCATTTTTTAAAACCCAATAAGCAACTTCTGTGCCGTGTTTGTTAAATTCAACACCATGATCTATTTTATGGCCATTGGTGATTTTTAAATTAAAAGGTGATTGCACTGCTGCGGATTGTATAAGCTGAATTTTTGGTAGCAAGCTTTGCTTGTCAAAATGAAACACTGTTAATACATCGCCTTCAACTAATCCTTGTAATTCGCGTTGCGCTTGGATTTCCCCGTAGGTTTTCTCACCGTGAAAATCGCACATTTTTTTATCATCGCAATACATTTTAAAACGCGCTTCTACATTTTCAGACCAAGTATTTAAATAATCATCATCTAAATTTAAAATTTCGCTGCTCGGGGTTGCGTCAAGTGTTAAGCCTGTATTTATTATATTAGTAACAAATGCATTGATAATGCCTTGGGCGTATAAGTTTTTATTATAAAGCTCGATTGACCGGGCGCGTAGTGTCCAATAATCAAAATTTAAAAGTTCGGTTGCACCAAAGCCACCAACAAATTTGCTGCCGTCAAAATTAGAATAATGGACCGGGCTTGCATAGCTGCTAGCGCTTGCATCTGCTAAATTATCAACATGAATTAAAGGCGGCCGCATTGCTCGCGCGGCTCTTTGATATGATTGCTCAATATATTTATGCACTTAATAACCTGGCAGCGCATTAAATGAAGATCCAGATCCGCCTGGAAATGATCCGCATCGATCAATTAAGGTGTCGCGCCGTGTAAGTAAACTATCAAGGTGAGATTGCATGTCTTTAAGTGATGACTTAGTTACGCTTTGATTTGTTTGCCCCGTATTAAAAGTATAGCTTATAATTCCATCGCCTGAATAAGAATCAATCGCATCAAGGATGGCGAGAATTTGCGCTTCAATTTTTGGGATTAAGCTACATAAAAAATTATCATGCATAATTAAAAATCCTTTTTTGATTACTTTTTAAGCAATGATAGCACTTTAAATGATATTTTAAATAGCCAATAAAAAATATTTTTAAGATTGATTGGCAATTGGTGCGGTTAATTCATAATAATAAGGCTCTCCATCGTTGCCCGTTTTGCAGAAATTAAAAAACTCTATCCAGTTTACAAACTCGCGCTCGCCTTGTCTTACAATTAGATCCCAAGCGATAACGTCAATTGCAGCGTTATTATAAATTAGTAGATCCCATAATTCGTTTGGTGCGCCACTTGGCCGGTGCCATTTGAAACCGCGCAACGCTTGGTTGATTGGGTTTATGTCCGGTACTTTTGTTTCAACTGTTAGCTCGCGCAATTGTTTTTCAGTTGTGTCAACTGGTAAATTAATGCAAAAATCATGCTGGGCGGCGTGCTCATCCCACGGTTTTTTAAGTGCTGAATACCAGCGTTCTTTATATAAATTTACATTTACATTAACTGCGCTAAGACCTAATTTTGTCTCGCTCATTTTAAATTCGGCAAACTGCGCCCCTTTTTGCGCATCGTGTATGCCCTTGATCGGGATCGTGCCTGATGTATTTTCGCAAAATAAAAGTACTACGTCTTGAGCATAACCAGAATCGATCAAAGTTAATGCGATCATATAGCGGCGGCCTTGATTATCAATATAATATTTATGGTTAATTAGATCCTCTAGATCTTGCCAAGGTTGCGATCCAACTTCTATGCATTCGCCTTTAAAATGCCAATAATCGATCAAAAAAGCGCGGCGCTTTTCAGTCCAACCAAAAATCGCTACTGCTAAAAATGCTTTGTGTACATCAACTGCGCAAGTTAAAAGCATTATTTCACTGTTGCATACACGTTGCGCATAAAAATTGGGGATCTCGCCAAATTTATATGAAGTGCGGCGGTGCGCGTGCATTGCTGATAATTTTAATTTATCACGCTGAGCGCGAAAAGGTATACCCAAATTATTGTTGTACCATACCTGCAATTTATCAACATCAATAACGCTGTTGTTTTCAATGTCCCAACATTCAGCCCATTCAAATACAATATTTTCCCAGGCTTTAAAACCAACGGGGCTATATAGTGCGCTTATGTGATAACTACGCCGGCCAAATTCTCGCGCTTTTGTAGTTGGCCGCCACTTGCCGCCATTGAGCATTTTATATTTATCTGCATTAATATGAGACTCTCCGCAATTTTCGCAAATATAACGGATGCTGCTTATATCGATCTCGCCTTTTTTATGCGCAAAAGTTAAGCCGTAAATCTCGCCTGTACTTTTATTTATTTGCTGCCATTTTAGGCTTTGTTTAAATCCACATTTTTTACATGGTACAAAATAATATCGTTGATCACCTTTTAAAAATTCCTCGTTTATTCTTGAATTCCCGGCAATTAATGGCGTTGATAATATTAAAATTTTACGCGTTAATGTATAAGAGGATGTACGCTCCATTGCCAATTTTACAGGATCGCCATCTCTACCTATTGATTTTTTAAAGCCGTCACATTCATCAATAAGCAAATATTGGATTGAAAAAGAGCGCAATTTATTTGCGTTGGTTGCGCCAAATGGCAGTAAAAAACCGCCTCCAGCCCATGAAATTTTATCTTTTGTTTTGCCTGTTTTGCGTAAATTTTCAGTTTCATTTGATTGTATCAAGTGCGATAAATTAGAATGAAACAGCATAGGCATAATATACTGATCAACTCTTAATTGAGCCACTTCTTTATCAACTGTCATCGCCATCATCGGAGCTGATTTTATATGCTCAATACCATAGCCAATAGTATTTTCAAGTACTCCAACGGTTGCGCCAATTTGTGCGCCTTTCATTATTGCAACGATTCGAACTGGCGAGTCAATACTCATACAATCTACAATTTCTCGTAAATATGGGGCTACATCAAACGAATAATAACCTGGCAATGGCGTAACAGATGATGGTAAATAGCGAGTGCTTTCCGACCATTCGCTAACTGATAAAGTTATATGCTCATCTTTAATTGCTTTGATGTTTTCGATCATCCAATTTATATCAGAATTGATCGAGTATTTACTCATTGATGACGCTTTGATGTTTGTGCTCCATGAAATAACCTTGAATTTTTTAAAATTAATTGGGATCGGGTTTAGTTAATTGTTTAATGATTTGCTCTTTTGCATGTTTGATTGGTTTGCTTAATTCGCGTCTTGCTGTAGTTGTTGCGATTTCGTGACTGTCAGCGGCGGCGGCGTGGGTGTATAATCTTGCAACAATATTGGGAGCGGAATCTACAAGCAACCTAGAAGTTAATTCTTCCAAAAATCCAATCAATGTTTTTTTGACAAAATCGCGGCTTATCAATTCGCCTTTTAATTTTTTATTTTTGATCTCTTTCTCTCGCGCTGTTTCATATTTATTTTTAGCGTCTAGCTCTTCGCGAAAAAGCTCAATAGTACCAAACTCATTCATAATTTCGTTAAGCGTCCAGGATCCAAACTCCGGCAGATCTGGCAAGCCATCAATTTTAGCGTTGGGGTTTTGCTTATTATCCGCGCTATTTTTAATCCGATCATGTTCGCTTGTTGGTGATTTAATTTTAACCGTGCTTATGTCTTTTGGGTTTTTTGTGGCGCGTGCTTTGTTGTATTTACTTTCGCTTTGGTTGATCGGGCTTGTTGCTCTTTTACTAAATTTCTTTTTAGCTAAAACTAATTTGTCTTGACTAAGATCCGCGCCCTTATCTGTTAAATATTTAAAAATGTATGGGTGGTTTATATTATACTTTGCGCCAACTTTTGCATCTTGTGCATGTTTAGTAAATGCCTCACTTACTTTTCTTACTGATACGCCTGCCGCGTTTGCGATTTGTAAAGCGCTATGCATTCTTGGTGGTTTATTTTTTTGTATATCTTCTAATGATTTTTTTGTATCTTTTGATAAATTCTTAGTTGTTTTTTTTAATGTCTTTGATGTGCCTTTGTCTATTTTTTTTAATGTCTTTGATGTGCCTTTGTCTGTTTTTTTTAGTTCTTTTTTTGTCACTTTTAAACACCTCTTTGTTATATGTTTAATACCAGTCTAGTCATCAATAAAACCCAGAGTTTGCGAGAGCCGTGATCTCTTCTGTCAAC